GGTGAGATTATGGCTATGATTATCGGCTGGTATTTTACCGGCGGTGTCGTGGAGTCGTTTAAAGGGATTAGAAAATGACGAATATACCTGAAGGTCTCTTTGGCGGCCAAAGCAGTATGTCAGATGAGAACAATGCGTATCTCGGCAGTTTAACGCAAGACACCGGTGGGCTATCCGCACTGGATATGCAAAGTACTCCCTACATGCAGAACCGCATTGAGGAACTCCATCAGCACATTGACGATTACAGAAACCGTAAGAAGGACTCACTCTTTGGTTCTCTCGTTAAGGCATTCATTGACGCACAACTAAACGCAGCCACAGGGGGTGCCTTTGGTGCAGTCAAGACGGGACTCCAAGGCGGTGACTTAGGTGACATGGCGCAAAGCGTTGCCTTGTCACAGTTGGGTGACTATATCGGCGAACACGTTGCTACGGGGATGGAGTACGACATCAACCCCTTTGGTGAGCAAGCCAATATGCTAATCTCGCAGTCGCCCGAAGTGTTCGGATTCTTACCGGCGTTTACAGGCGCTACGCTAGATGAAATGGTGCAGGGCAAGAACCTGCAAGATGCACTAGTTGGCGGCTTGTCGGGCAGCTATCAGAACCTTGACTTACCTAGCGGAGAGTTCGACTTGGGTATCGACATTCAAACGCCTGAGTTCTTGCGCGATCTGGATAAACAAGTCATACAGCCGGTGTATCAGAACGTCGTCAAGCCTGTCGGTGATGTCGTCACTGACGTGTACAAAGCGGTAGACGAACCTGTACGAGAGGCCGGTCGCGTTATCGACAAAGAAGTGCTGCAACCCACCTATGATGTGGTCAAAGATGTCGGCAACGCCATCGACGACACGATCATCGACCCACTTGACCAAGCGATCCGCGACGTTGACTTGCCGGACGTTGATTTCGACTTCCCTGACTTCCCGTGGGAGCAGGTATTCGCTACCGAGCTAGGCCTGACCGCAAGTGGCGCAAATACTGGCTCAGATGCTATAGTTAAGCCAACTGAATTGTTTGAAAACGTGTATAAACAGACTAACGACATAGCCCCGTCGGAGCTATTCGCCACGCGGAATTACTTAGAGGGCTTGTTTTAATGGCAACCTATTTAGACATCGTAAATAACGTACTGACCCGCCTACGTGAGGATCAAGTCACCGCCGTCAATCAGACGGCCTACTCCGCATTGGTTGGACGTTTCGTTAACGACGCTAAGCGCATTGTAGAAAGCGCGTGGACATGGACGGCGCTGCGCGCTACGGTTGTTGTGCCTACGGTGGCCGGACAGAAAGACTATGCGCTGACCGGCACAACTAACGAAGTGCAGTTCCAAGAGGTGATTAACAGCACCGACAAGCACTACATGACCCGCACCACCTTAGCGTGGATGGTAGAGCAGTACGAGCTACAAGACACGGTGTCTGGCTCACCTACCCATTATACGGTGCATAGTGTAAACAGTTCCGGCAACACCGTCGTTCGGGTCTACCCACAGCCGTCTGCTGTGTACAGCCTGAAGTTTAACATTATCCGAAGCCAGCCCAACTTTACCGACGACGCTGACGTATTGCTCTGCCCTGTCTTGCCGGTAGAGACACTGGCGTTCGCGCTCATGGTCGCAGAGCGCGGCGAGACCGGCGGTTTGTCTGCCCAAGAGCTTATGCAGTACGCGAACAATATGCTCAGCGACGCTATTGCGTTCGACGCGCATAGCAACGCTGAAGAATTAGTCTTTAGAGTGGTGTAAACAATGCCAAGACAGCTACGTAACATCAACATCGGCGCACCGGCGTTTAAGGGCATTAACACCGAAGATAGTCCGCTGTCCGAAGATGTCACGTATGCCGACACCGCTGACAACTGCATTATCGACAAGAATGGTCGGTTAGCGGCGCGCAGTGGCTACACCTCGGTCACTGACACCATCACCGAGCTAGGCGGCGAGGCCGTGAAGGTCATCCACGAGCTAGAGCTTAACAACGGCACTAAGCAAGTAATCGCTTGTGGCAACAACAAGATTCTCAAGGACGTGTCGGGAACGCTGACCGACATCACCGGTGCGGCGACCGTCACTAACGACTATTGGAAGATCGTTACGTTCAATAACTACGCGTATTTCTTCAACGGCGTTGACTCACCGTTGAAGTACGACGGGACAACGGTGAGTGTAAACACCGGCGCACCGGCAGGGGCGGAAGCCCTAGCGGCGTTCGGTCGGCTGTGGGCGGTCGAGAACAACTACACGATCAAGTGGTCGGACTTGTTGGACGGCACTAACTGGACAACCGGCACGTCAGGCAGCATCGACGTGTCTAAAGTATGGCCAGACGGCTACGATGAGATCACCGCTATCTCGGCGCACAACAACTTCTTAATCATCTTTGGCCGCAACTCTATCATTGTCTATTCGGGTGCAGATGACCCCGCGACGATGGCGCTGTCTGACACGATCAACGGCGTGGGGTGTGTGGCGAGGGACTCTGTGCAGAACATCGGCTCTGACGTGTTGTTCCTAAGTCACGGCGGGGTGATGGCGCTCGGACGGGTGCTGCAAGAGCAAGCCATGCCGGTAGGGCGTATCAGTTCGACCATCACGAACGACTTGTTGTACACGTTGAACTACGAAACCGACAACATCACCTCGGTATATAACGCGAAACACAATTTCTACCTGCTGTTATTCCCTTTAAACAACCTTGTGTACTGCTTTGATACCCGTGGCAAGTTAGAGAGTGGCGCGCTGCGTGTCACCCGTTGGGTGTCGATCAACTTCAATTGCTTTTATACGCTGGACTCCGGCGAGCTGTACATCGGCAACTCGGGCGGCATAGGCCGCTACTTTGGCTATACCGACAACGGGTCGACGTATCGCTTGCGTTGGTACACCCATCCGATTTCGTTTAACGACCCATCGCGTTTAAAGATGCTTAAAAAGATTCGCCCGACATTTATTGGAGGGCCATCTGCCATTGCTATTGTAAAATGGGCGTATGACTTCAGCGGCGGCTACAAATCTGCCGTGATTAATCTTAACCAAGGCACACCCGCAGAGTACAACATCGACGAGTACAACACGACGGCTGAGTACACCGCAGGTATTACTTACATTAACAAGTCGGTGAACACAGGTGGCCACGGGTCGTTTGTTTCCATTGGCATAGAAACGGAAATTAACGGCTATCCGTTTTCTATCCAACAGGTCAACATCGAAGCACTAATAGGCAAAATGATATGAGTGATTACGTTAAAAGCACTAACTTTGCGGCTAAGGACGCGCTGTCAGGCGGCGACCCTAACAAGATCATCAAAGGCGTTGAGATCAACACTGAGTTCGACGACATCGCTACATCTGTGGCGACCAAGGTGGAAAAGAACAACGGGACACATACCGGTACGACCACGATGGCGACTGTAAACGTGTCAGGCACATTAACAGCAGGAACAATTGACGGGGGGACGTTCTAATGTCTCTGTTTGACACTTTATTAGGCGGCTACGGTGCGGACCAACAGCTAGAAAACATCACCGACGCCGGTAAGACCGCGCAGAATGTCTTGGGTGACATGGCGGCCACGTTGCCAGAGTACACGCAGTTCAAGCCGTTCACCGTCACCACGTCAGGAGGGCGTGTAAACGCTACGCCTGAAGGTGGGTATACCACTTCGCTGTCGCCTGAGATGCAAGCCATGCAACAGCAGTTGTTCGGCGGCGCTAAAGGTATGTTCGGACAAGTGACGCAACCACTGGAAGACCGCCAACGTGCGGTGTACGACCAGATTCGCGCATTGCAATCGCCAGAAGAAGAACGTCAGCGTCTTGAATTAGAGAACCGAATGTTCAACCAAGGCCGTCTAGGTGTACAAACAGCACAGTACGGCGGGACGCCTGAGCAACTAGCGATGGCTAAAGCGCAAGAAGAAGCGCGCAACCAAGCGGCGCTAAGCGCTCTAACCCAAGCCCAAGCTGAACAAGCCCAAGCGTTTGATATTGGTCAAGGTATGCTGAAAGCGGGTTACAGCCCTGGGTCTATGTTGCTTAACACCTTACAACCTGCCGTGAATATGTCGCAAACTGCTACACAAGCCGGTAGCAACTTAGGCGGTATGCTCGCCAACTTGGCCGGAGCACAAGCCACTGCCGGTATTAACACCGAGACACTACGCAACGCGATCATCCAACAGGCCATCCAAGCTACTTCAGCTTCGGGTGCTCCTGCGTCAGCCCAAGAGTGGCTCGGTGAGAAGGTAGGTGGTTCGTTGGGTGACTGGCTTGTGAAGAACGCGGGTGGTCTGCTATCAGGCGGTACAGGTAGCGGCACTAACAACTTCAGTAACTATTTAAGCTCTATCGGCTCAACAGGCAACGATTGGACTAACTGGCTAAACACACAGCCCGACATCACCGTGAATACTCAAGGGCTAGGTGCTGGCTACAACTTTGGGCAACCTGTAAATTGGTTTGAAGAACAGGGTAGATAAGAGGCATCACAATGGCTGATTTAACAGGAATGCTAACAGGTTTAAACGATGCTATTCTCCGTTCGGGGTCGATGGCGTTGGGGCAACCGACAAACAAGACACTGCAACAGCAAGACGCGATGGAGCGAGCGGGGGTGACGAATCCCATGCTACAGATTTTCGGTCGTGGCTTGGGCGGTATGCTCGGTACGGATATGCGATCTACTGGCGATAAAAGCGCCGAGATCATGGCGCGCGCGTTACAGTCTAGCGACACGGCCATGCTACGTAAACTCGCGTCTGAAATGGCTAAAATAGGCGACCAAGCTAACGCGGTGGAGTTAATAAACCGCGCGAATGAGATAGACAAAACCGCACAAACCAACTTAGCACGTAATGCTGACATTAAAGCCGCCATCGCGGCTATTCAGCAAGGCGTGGCGTCTGGCCGTATTCCTAGAGATGTTGCATCGGCGTTACTGCAATCCGCCGCCACAGGCAAACTCGACTCTAAAGAAGCGGCTAAGTACGCGTCTGGGCAAGTGGACTTTGGTAGCTATAAAGGCGACACAAGCAAAGTCACTAGCGTACGCGAAGTTCCGCCGGCGCTTGTAAACCAACTTAGAGCGCGCAAAGATGACCCCATTGCTAAAATCCACCTAGAAACCTTAACGCCTAGCGACCCTAACGCTAAGATTGACCGAGGCGCTATTGCTGCGGCGACCACGTATTTAAGCAAGGCCGCTGAAGGCGAGGGCATGGAGTGGGCTAAGAAGTTTACCACTGGCGATTGGTCGTCAATTGAAGGGCTTAGAGACATTCGCATAGAGGCGCTTAAAAACGACGAACCTGAATTAGCTAACGCTATCGCTAACCAGATTGAAGACTTAACGGCTGAAGGGCGTGGGGTGGATGTCACTAAAGCGGCGGCAGCAATGAACGAAGCTATGGCGGGAGGTTTTGATGAGATTAAACGCATTAGAAACTTAGCGTCACAGTTTAGATCGTTTGGTGACTTAGAGGCTGCGGGTCTACCCGCCATTAGAGAACGTCTAACATCAGCACTTGCGTCGGATGATGTTCGCGCATTAGCTGCGTTTAATATGTTCTTGCAGAGTAAATCCGTTTACCGCCGCATAGCTGATAACCTAAGCAAGTGGGCGACGGGTGATGTCAGCGACGCGACTGTTCAGGACTACAAAAACATCATGTCTGCGATGGAAGAGTTTATGCGCCAAGAAGTATCAACCGGCGTTAAAAACTTACGTGCAGCCGGCGGGACTAATAACAAAGCGTATGCTAACTTCTATGAAGACGTTTACATTAACTCGTTTGGTGGCGATGCTTTAGACACTGATAAACCGTCAGATGACTTGATGGAAGAGTACGAACGTCTAAATAGAGTGTACGAAGAAATGTTCTTTCAAGAATCCCGCTAAGTAGAGGTTTTATCTCATGCCAGTGACAGACGAGCAGCGCAGAGAGCAAGTAGCTAAACACACCAAACTGGCTGCTAGGGCTGAGGCAAAGCTGAACGACCCTAACACCAGTCCAGAAGAAAGAGCTAAAGCAGAAATAGTTTTTAAAGGCTCAATGGAGAAAGCTAGGGCGCTATCTCAAATGTTTACACCACCTAAAATGACAGGGGGTGAAGCATCGTCTTTGGGAGTGACAGACTTTTTACGTGAGCTTGTGCCTGACCCTGTAGAAGACTTATACAGCTACGTAAGAAGTGGGGGGCGTGTAAACCCCATTAGCGATGCGGTTAGCCAGCTAGATAGCGGAGAGACCACACCGCCGCTCGAGTACCAAGAGCAACGCACACGTGAGCTGGCCGGCGTACCGCCTAACGTAGAAGGTGATTATGTCACGGATGTGATTCGCGGCGTGGCTAACCCGCTTAACTTAGTAGGCGTGTCACCTAACTGGCGTATGGCTACGCCATCTGCGGTAGCTAACCTGACAGGTGCAGCCACCGGCGCAGCCACCCCACGTTTTATGGAAGAACGTGTCTATCCAGAAGGCACACCACAAATCGTTAAAGACGTGACTAACGCGATCACCGCCACAGTAGCCGGTGCAGGTACAGGTATTGGTACAGGTTACGGTACAGCCGCCGCCGTGGGCACTATCCCTATGGCGCTACGCACCACCGTGGGTGCGGGGTCTGCCGTCCCTAATGCGTTGGCCACGTCTAAGATTCGTGGGCTTATCGACCAAATCCGCGGGGCTGAAGGTTGGGCTGACATGGACAGCTTTCCTGCGTTTGAGCAAAAGTACAACGATTTAAAGGCGCTTGGTAAAGAGATTGGCTACGAGTTCCCCGTGATGTCACTAG